CCGTTGAAAACACTCACTTTCTTCTTTTCAGCAGGCGCCGAATCCAAGAAAAACAGTTACCCCTCAGTCGAGCCAAAAACGAGACCATAACCGAGACCCACCCGAGCGCTCCAAAAAGTGATGAGCGAACAGAGCTCGATATAGCCTTTCCTCTCGCGATGCGCTCCGCCCTCCGCATCGCCCCGCGTTGCTCCTGCGTCGGCGTGACCCATCGTGTCGTCTTGGTCGGCTCAGCCCTCACGGAGCCTCCTCGGCTGCCCTGCCTTGCGATCCACCACCTCGGCAGCACGTCGCTCTCGGAGCTCTGCTGCTGCCTGCTCCAGCGCATGGAGCAGCGCTTGCGTCGCCTCCCATCCGATCGGCCTGTGCGACGCCACGCAGCGCCTTGCCAGCCCCACTGCTTCACGGAGATCCATCAGTCCTCCTCGCGTCGCTGGCTCGCGCGTCGGGCGATTCTGGCCCGTGCCGCGAGTAGACGCGCTCGACGATGCCGACGAAGCGCAGCACGCGCAGCGGCCTCCCCTTGGCCATGGTGGCCTCGACGACGCGCAGCGGCCTGTCTGGGCTTTGCTGGTGGATGCGCTCGAGCATCCCGAGCGGCGCCTTCTCCGAGCGACTAGCAGTCGCCAGAGCGTGCCAATCGCATGTCTTTGCATCGTATTCCTCGGTCCTGTAGTACATCAGCGCTCCTCCAGAAAGCGGTTTGGTGGCCCGTCGAAGTAGAACGGGATGGACGCCTCGTTGCCCATGCGATTCTTGCAGATCACGACTTGAGCCTCGCCGGCTCTGGCGTGCTTGTCATGCCGCTGGGCGATGTACATGCCGAGCATGAGCTCTGCGTCCTCTTCGATCTTCCCGCACTCGCGGATGTCCGCCATGATCGGGCGCGTGTCAGCCCGCTTGGTGCAGTCGCGGTTTAACTGGCAACAGTTGACCAACGAGACCTCGGCCTCCTTGGCCCAGTTGGCGAATGCGAGGCTCGAGCGGCCCATGGCGCTGCCCTCCTTCTCCTGCTTCCGCTGTGCGTGGTCCAGGAGGTTGAAGTGGTCGACGACGACGAGCCTCAGCTTGAAGCCTCTCCGCGCGAGGTCTCTGCGAGCACGCTGCGCCCTGACGCACACCTGCTGCGCCGTGAGTCCAGGCTGACAGTCGAGCATGATGGGCAGCTCGCGGGCCGCATGGGCAGCGTCCTGGATGGCCGCGTGCTGCTCGAGTGGAGGCGTGACTCCGGTGAGTAGGTCTCGGATGCAGGCCCGTCCCATGCACCCGAAGATGCGCGTCCAGACCTTGTGCGAGGGCATCTCGCCCGACCAGATGAAGACGCCGAAGCCGCGCTGGGCGACGCGCCTGGCGATCTGGTACGCGAAGGCTGACTTGCCGTTGGCTGGCCGGCCCATGCAGATCGTCATGCCGCGTGGCAGGCCGCCCGTCTCCGCGTCGAGGCGAGGAAAGCCCGTCTGCAGCCCGAGCACGGTGGCGTCTCCCAGCCGGGCCTGCTCGATGAAGCGCAGCGCACCGTGGACGCCTTGATCGGCCGACTCGAGCATGCCGGCTGCACCCGCCTCTGCGACCCCACGGATCTCGCCCTCGGCCTGGCACACGAAGGCGTCGACGTCTTCCGGCACGGCCGCGGCCCGCTCGGCGATGCTCTCGCACGTCGCCATGAGCCGGCGCAGCGTCGCCCTGTCGCGGACGATGGTGGCGTACCTGCGGATGTTGTGGGTCGATCCGCAGGTGGCGTCGAGGAGCTTGAGCAGCTCGGCCCTGGCGTCTCCGATGAGGCCGCTGCGCTCGAGCTCGGCTGCGAGCAGCGGGATGTCGAGCGCTGCGTGCTGGTGCCAGACGGCCTGCTGGGCCTCGTGGGTCTTGCGGTGGGCGGCGAGGTAGAAGTCGCTGGGCCGCAGCATCTCGGCCAGCGTGTCGAGGCAGGTAGGGTCGACGAGTGGGGCTGCGAGCAGCTCGACCTCGGCGTCTCGGGACCAGGGTGGGTTAGGCATCGTCGTCCTCCCCCTCGACCTCGAGCGCCCGCATCAACTCCTCGAGCGCTCCGACCCCTTCTCCGAGCAGCCCGATCAACTCGAACAGCTGCTCTACTGCCTCGCGCCTCATGCCTCGACTGGAGAGCTCGTAGACGCGCTGGATCTGCTCCCTGATTCCATCAGCCACATAGCCCCCTAACGCAGGCGCTTCCTGCGAGCTCGTCGAACATCTCGAACTGGAGACCGCCATGCCCGGTACGAGCCCATCCCATGACGTCGTCAATCGGCATCGCGTTTCGCTGCCCAATGAGACTCTTTGGGCCGCGGCCCTGAAAAAACGCGCGTGGCCATGCGAGTGGCTCGCCGTGTTTCTCGAGGTGTCGCGCGTTCGCTGCGGCCGTCACCTCGACCTCGAGCTGCCTGATTAGATCAACGCGCTCTGGCGGCAGCATCCTAACCTCCGCTTTCCGTGCGTTGATGCACGGCCAACAACCGACGCGCGACGCCCCTGCGGAATACAGCTGATTGAGCGGTACCCCATGGCGGCGGTGGGCATCCATCACGTCCTGCTCAGACCAGTCGACCAGCGGCTGCCAGACGGTGCCCCATTCGGCCGAGTCGTCTACCCACTCCTTCGCGCTAGCCCTCTCGCGGGACTCGTCACGCCTGATCCCAGTGACGTTGACGGGATCGTCGAACGTCGCGAGGTAGCGCTGGATCGGGACCGCCTTGAGCTGCTCAGTGCAGAATCTCCCGCGCCTCCAAGGGAAGGCGGACTTCACTCGGATCAGGCTCTCCATGCACGTCGCGCCGCGGTAGTCGCAGCGCACGGTGGTGATGGGACCGAAGCGCGGCTCGAGCACGTCTGCGATGTAAGCGTACGTCTCGGGCGCCTCCCAGCCGGTGTCGGCAAAGACGCATGAGAAACGGACGCCTAGATCCGTCAGGTGCAAAGCCGTCGCTGTCGAGTCTTTTCCGCCCGAGACGGATACGACGACAGGCCTTGACCCGATCTGCTCCCGGACATGATCAGCCACCTGCCACCTCCCTCATCACCTGCGCCGCGAATGGCACCCGATGTCCCTTGTCGGCAAGCCACTGCTCGAGGCGTCTCGTCGGGTCCCGAGGCCAGTGGTCGGGGCCGCCCTCTCGGTCGACCGATGGCCAGAAGCCACGGCTAGCTGCCACGACGGCCTGCGGGTTGCGCTCCTGGAGCAGCCGCAGCTTGCTCTCGAAGGCCACCATGCCGCTGTCCCCGCCTCTGCCGAAGAAACCGGGGCTGTGCAGCCCGGTGCCCATGGGTGTCGCCGTGATGCGCCTGACGAGCTCGTCCACGAGCCCCTGCGCTGTGTCCCCGAGGGGCGGCAGGGTGTCGTCAATGGGCAGCCCTGGTGAGACTCTCTCCAGAGAGTCCGGCTGCTGCCGTGGTGGTGCGGGTGGAGCTGGGTGCGTGGGTGGGGCTGGTGGTGGTTGCTTTGGGGCTGGCGGTGGCAAGATCGGGCGGAAGTCGTCGCCGGGTCCGGATCTGTGCTCTGAGGCTCCATGTATAGGAGCGCGCGCGGGTGTGCTCGCGTCTAGCCCCCGTAGGGGGCTCTCTAGCTCTAGCTCTAGCTCTAGCTCTCCGCGCACGCGCGTTTGGCTAGCCTGTCCCGCCGCGGGCGGCTCCGCACCGCCCTGTCCTGCCCTGTCCTGCCCTGGCAAGCCCTGCACTGCCATGGCGCGCCCTGGCTGGTACGTGGAATCCTTCCGCTTGCGGGTGTCCGGGCAGTGGACGTCGTAGTGGAGGATCTCGTAGCAGCGGATCCCGTCCGTGGACGTGAAGGTGCGAATCAGTCCAGCGCCATCGAGTTCCACAACCGATGCCTGGGCGTCGTCTTGCGGGATGTCGATATCGCGCGTCAGGGTGCGCTTGCCGGCTGGCCCACGGCCCCATCGGTCGCAGGTGGCGTACAGGCGGCACAGCACCGTCGAGGCGCGGTATGAGAGGTCAAGGTACCTGTCGTCGTCCATGAGGTTGGACGGCATGTGAAACCACGGCTTGCGGGCGGCCATCAGTCACACCTCCCGCCCACGGTGAAGCGCCGCATGTCAGCACGCGCCCACAGCCATCCACCCATGCCGTCTCGGCCCCTGTCGTCCGGCCTGTGTTTGCCTCCTGGCCACGTCGGGCGGTGCTCTCCGATGTCCGTAAGCCTGTCAAGGCTGGAGCAGAGCGTCTGCGCGGCACCCGTCGTCAAGCGTGACTCGCGCGCTGGGTCGACCGGACCACACTCCTCGTGCACGACAATCCAGACGGGTTTGCCGGTGATGCCCTGGACCGCCGCGTATTCGTCGATGAGTGCCATGTCGATCCCGTGCTCCCAGCGCTGCAGGATCCGGTACCAACCCGGCTCAGACTTGCCCTTGATCTCCACCCAGCAGACGCGCTTGCCCATGCAGAGCACGTCGGGCATCACCTTTTGGCCGCAAGCAGCAAGCAGCACCGGGGCCGCAGTCACGACGCCACCAGCGGCGAAGGTCGGAATCACAGCATGTCCACCAGCCACCAGGCGCTCGACAATGCGGCGCTCGACCATCTGCCCATACGCAAGGCCGTTGGCGAAGTCTCGCTTCATACGGTGACCCCCATGTCTGGGCTCACGATGGCGCCAAGATGCTGGCAGTGCTTCCTGAAGGCCTCGACGTTGCTCCCGAGGTACACCAGCACGTTTCCATGGGTGGGCGCGGCCTTCTCGACGTCGGGCGCGTAGAAGCGAATCCGGCTGTAGCAGAAGCAGATCGCATGGCCCCAGAAGGGGTGAAACCAGGACCGATCGGTGACGGCGTTGACGAGCAGAATGGCCTCGGCGACGTTTCCGGCTCCGTACTCGTCGAGCAGCTTGGCGCTCCATCGGCCTTGGTTGCTCTGGCCTTCATCCCGGCCGTACGGAGGATTGAGCCACACTCGGCCGTGCCACGGCTGCGAGAGGCCATCATCCTCGATGGTGTAGTAGCTGCCGGCCATCACGACCTCGTTGGCGAGCTCGCAGGACGCCGGGTCGAGATCGAAGCCACCCAGCACCTGGCGGGCAGCGTCGACGATGTGATCCGGCGTGTACCACTCATTGGAGGCCGACGATTGCAGCGCGGCAGGCGTGCCGCCGCGCGGCCTATCCTCCCCCGGCTGCCCCAACTGCTCGCCCTTCTTCTCGCAGGCCTCGTCGTTGCGCTCATCCCAACTGTCGCCGTCGTCATCGGGCTCGGGCTCGGGCTCGGGCTGCTCCTTCTGCCGTGCCTTGCCGATGTTGGAGGTGTCCATGGTCGAGACGGTGCCGTGCTTGGTGGTGTAGGTGCGCTCACTGGGCACCGTGCCCAGTGAGTCTCTCACCTGGTCAACAAAGCGGCGGCTGACGCAAGCCCGCCGACCGATCTCCCTGTTGCTCCACCGCGCCCACTCCTCATCCCCGAGAAGCACCATCACCGCCCGTCGCTTGTCCTCGTTGGTGCGCCTGAGCCCGTGGGCGGAGTTGGCGCCCACGGCGAAGAGCACGGCGTCTCTGCGCGTGCCCTGGCGCACGTCCACGTTGACCACTCCGATCTGCGCCTGCTCGGCAGCGGCGACGCGGTGGAAGCCGTCGGCCAGCCAGTACTCCGCCCCGTCGTGGAAGGCCGTGACGGGCGGGAAGGCGGAGCCGGCCAGCATGGCCTCGGTGTACTCTGCGATCACCACCTGATCCATGCAGGCGCGCGGCTGCGTCCCGCCGTCACGACGGATGTCGTCGGTCGCAAGCTCCATCGTCAAAACCCCGGCGGCGGCTCAAGCGTGAAGGGCGACGCGAGCAGATCATCGACGGTGCAGAGCAGCACCTCCGCGATGGCCGCGAGAGTGATGACGCTCGGCAGGCTTGGCCCCGTCTCCCATCTGCTGATCTGCGTGTCGAAGACGTTGCTTCCGATGACATCTGAAGTCCGCTCCGCCAAAAGTGCCTGCGACATGCGCAGCTGCCCTCGACGGATCCGGATGTTGCGCCCAAGCGCAGCCCGCACGTCCGTCGCCGTTTGTGTTGTGGCTTCCATGGGACGCATCCTGCCCGATGCAGACGGGGCGTGTCAACGCTTTCGTCAGGAAATTGTTGACACGCCAATCGCCCCCTGCCAACATGCCAGCACACCCACGGAGGAGCGACATGGGCGACAACGAGATCCCAATCATCCTCTGCTGCGGGGCAAACGGCCGCGCGGTGGTCTTCGGCTACGTAGACGAGTTGCCCGTCAATGGCGAGCCGGTCACCATGTACCGTGCCCGCATGGTGATCTACTGGGCCGGGGCTCGCGGCCTCTTCGGTGTCGCTGCCGACGGCCCCGAGACCGGCAGCCGGCTGTCGCCGGTCGTGAAGATGGTCACGGAGACCGTCTGGCAGGAGTGGATGGATGTCACCGCTGAGGCTGCGGAGAGGATCAATGCCTGGGAGTAGCGGCTACGGCTACGGCGACGGCTTCGGCTCCGGCTTCGGCTACGGCGACGGCTTCGGCTCCGGCTTCGGCTACGGCGACGGCTTCGGCGACGGCTACGGCTACGGCGACGGCTTCGGCGACGGCTTCGGCTACGGCGACGGAGAAGCCACGACCACGGCGGGCAAATATGTCGTCGCGATTCACCGACCATACGGCGTGATATCAGCCGGGTGCCAAGCAGGCACGCTCTCGTGGTGGCGTGAGCGCTGGGAGGAGATCGCGCGAGACGAGGGCGTCTCGATGGACGAGGCGCGGACAGCTTTGCAGGCGGTCGAGGCCGCCATGGGAGGAGCGACATGAGCAACATCCAGCAGTGGTACCGGGCCATGGGATTCGATCGCAGCGCCAAGGCCACCATCATCGAGGACATGATGGCGGAGCGCCTCGACGCGGAGCGCGGAAACGCGCGCCACAGGGAGATCCGAAACCGGCTCGCCGATGCCGAGGTCCAGCTCTCCGAGACGATGCGCGAGCTCAGGCAGCTCCGCCGGCGGGAGGACTACCTGACGGCCACCGAGCGACAGCTCCGCGGGATCATCGAGGAGCTGTCCTCGCAGTGCCGCGGTGCCAAGGACATCGACACGCAGGCGATGGCGCAGCGGCACCGGGAGCGGCTGGCGGACGTGCTGGGGGGCGAGTGATGACTGACATGCTCTGCGACGCCCACAAGCTCACCAACGACGTCAACCTCCAGTCCACCAACCCGGCCCGCTGGCATGAGCTGCGGCGCGGCGGCATCGGCGGAAGCGACGTCCCCAAGCTCTGCGGGGCCTACGGTGACGACCCGCCCGAGTGGGGCACGCCGCTGGCCGTCTATCGCTCCAAGACCGAGCCAGTCGAGGAGCGCCGCGAGCTCGACAACGTGGCGGCGGCGATCGGCACCGCGATGGAGGATCTCCTCGCCCGCCTCTACGAGCAGACGACGGGATTGGTGACGATCAAAGCGCCGATGTGCTGCGACCCTGCCCGGCCGTGGAGGCGGGCCTCGGTCGACCGGCTCGTCTACGAGGAGGCAGCGGACTTGTCGAAGAGCCGGCCCGTCGCCGTGCTCGAGTTGAAGCGCCCGACGGCGTGGAATCAGACGTGGAAGGGCGACGACGCGCCGGCCTACGCCCGCATGCAGGGCCAGTGGTACGCGAGCATCCTGGGGCTGCCACGGGTCGACATCTTCGCCCTCGTCAGCGACACGACGCCGAGGCTCTTTACGTACCCGGCCGACCCGGAGCTGGCCGAGCTGCTCACCGCGGAGTGCGAGACCTTCTGGACGCAGCACGTCATCGCAAAGGAGCCGCCCCTGCCGGTGGCGTCCGAGCGTCGCGCGTGGCTCGGTGATCGGTACCCGGAGATCACCGCGCCGATGGCCTCGGCGACGATGTACCAGGAGGCCCTCGCGGAGTCGCTCCAGCTGCTCGGGCGGCGGCAGAAGCTGCTCGACACGCGCAAGGCCGAGGTCACCGACGAGCTGCTCCAGAGCCTGCGGGGAGGCGAGGGCGTGAAAGGCGCCGGCTGGAGCTTCACCTGGCGCGAGTCGGACGGCAGGGTGGCATGGAAGGCCCTGGCCGAGACGCTGCTGCCACAGGTCGACGACGAGCAGCAGGCCTTCCTGCTGCGGCAATTCACCGGGCGGCCGTCGCGGTCGCCGAGATACAACCCGAAGAGGAGCAAGTGATGACAACCGAAATGCCCCCCGACTGGGGCGAGACAGACAAGCCACAGCAGCAGCAGCACCCTGCTCCGGCAAGGCAGCCACGCAGCACCTTGGCTCTACTCGCTGACGCCTACCTCGCCGGGGCCGGCGTCGACGTCCTGGCTGGCCTCGTGCCAGCTGGAGTCGAGCAGGCCATGGTGGCCAACGCCTTCCTGGCGACCGTCGCGGCCAACCCTGACCTGATGACGTGCACGTACCAGAGCCTCGAGCAGTGCCTGCGGGACTGCGCGCGGATGGGGCTGCTGCCGGGGCCGGCCGGCCATATCTACCTCATCCCGAGGTCCGGGAAGGCCCAGGCCCAGGTCGGCTACCAGGGCCTCATCGCGCTGATGAAGCGCAGCGCCGGCGTGGTCCGCGTCGAGACGGGGGCGATCCATGAGCATGATGTCTTCGTCGCGCGGCGCGGAAGCAACCCGGAATTCGCCCACGAGCCCAACTGGAAGGGCGACCGCGGGGAGGCTGTCAGCTGGTACGCCGTGGCGTACTTTGCGGACGGCGGCCCGCCCCAATTCGAGGTGATGACACGCGACGAGATCGAAGCCATCCGCGACGCACATGGCAACAAGCGGCTCTGGGCGGCGCACTTCGAGGAGAAGGCGCGCATCACCGTCGTCCGCAGGCTCGCCAAGTGGATCGGCCAGGACGACGCCCTGGGCCACGCCTTCCGCATGATGGACGCCGGGGAGGCTCCCGCGGCGCAGACTCAACCCACCGGCCGCCGGGACGCGATCCGCGCCCGCTTGGAGTCCAGGCCATGAGCGACTACCAAGAGATCACCAGCCTCATCGAGTCCGCTCTCATGCACCCAGAGAAGGGCGATGTCGTGGTGGAGCTCGCGCAGCGGATGCGCCAGCTCCCGCAACTACGCCGTGTCCTCGACGCTGCCCGCAACGAGTACGAGCAGCTCGTGAGCGGAATCGACACATGCTTCCGCGAGCTGCTCGGCGAGCCCCGGCATGACGAGCCTGCCAGCCCGGCCCCCGAGCGGATGACGCTGGCCGAGGCCAGGGCATGGCTCCGCAGCTCGAGCTACCCGGTGCCCATCGGCCGCGGCTCACTCGAGCGCTGCGATGCGATGATCGCGCTGATCACCAGCGGCGGCGAGCTCGACTTCGACGCCTTCGAGCCGCTCGACTGGAGCGACGCACAGAAGGCCCCAGAATCGCCCCAGGACGCATCGGAGCCTCCGGGTGACACCGAGGGTGCCGCGGACGCCTCCGAGCCCGCAGAATCGAATCAGGACTCCCAGTGCGTGATTCCTGAGCCGGTCGGAGTCGAGGAGCAGCCCCTGCTCGTGATCCCGGTGACCACCTGCCCCGAGTGCGCGCAGCCCGTCGAGCGCTGCGACTGCGTGCCTTACTGATGGCTACCATCCTAGCCATAGACCCCGGATTCCGCCGTACCGGATGGGTCGTCGTCGACGTGCATGGCGACGGCATCATCCCGGTGGAGTGCGGCCTCATCGAGACGCAGAAGGCCACCGGCAAGGTCCTGGTCGCCGTCGACGACTGGGAGTGCTGCCGCATCATCACCCGCGAGCTCATCGCCGTCGCGTGCATCCACGAGGCCAGGTGCATCGTGGTCGAGGCGCCGGCCGGGAGCAAGAGCAGCCGGGCCGCGAAGTGCATGGCTTTGGCCTTCGCCTGCTGCGCGGCTGTGGCGGAGGTGTACGAGCGCCCGGCCGTGCTGGTGAGCGCCGACCGCGCGAAGAAGGCGGCCACCGGGCGCAGGAACGCCTCGAAAGACGACGTGGCCGCAGCGGTGGCGCACCTCCTGCCGCCGGACTGGGGCGACCCGTGGCCGCGCAGCAAGCGGGAGCACATCACGGACGCCGCGGCGCTCGTGCTCGGTGCGTGGGAGTCGGACGTGGTGCGGATGGTGAGGGCGCTGTGATGGACGCGGTGCTGGAGGACATGGCGGAGCGCGTCAGGCGCCTGGGGGGGGGGCGGGATGAGCTGCTGTAGCTGCGTATGGCTCGAGGCCGATGGGTGGTGGTGTCGCCTCTGGGAGTGCGCCGCGCTGACCCGCGGGGAGCGGTGCGCACGATGGTCCAGGCGTGAAAACGAAGGCGATGGATGATGGAGCTGGGGCGCCACGTACTCCACTGCGGGGACTGCCTGGAAGTCATGGCGACGCTGGAACCTGAGAGCGTGGACGCGGTGGTCACGGACCCGCCATACGGCCTCGGGTTCATGGGCAAGGCTTGGGATGCCCTGCCACCTGGGCGGGAGTGGGCGGAAGCCTGTCTTCGGGTGCTGAAGCCTGGCGGCCACCTGGTAGCCTTCGGGGGGCAGCGCACGATCCACCGCCTGACCTGCGCGCTGGAAGATGGTGGCTGGGAGATTCGAGACCAACTCCAGTGGCTCCAGTGGCAGGGGTTTCCGAAGTCGCTGGACGTGTCGAAGGCGATCGACGCTGCGGCGGGGGCGAAGCGCCGGGTGGTGGGCTACAAGGCCGGCACCATGGCGCACCCTGACACGGGGCGCACCGACATGCCGGGCAAGGCGGTGGGCGTGAAGCAGACCGGGTGCGCGGTGCCAGTCACCGCCCCCGCCACCGCCGAAGCCCGCCAGTGGTCCGGGTGGGGAACAGCGCTGAAGCCATGCTCCGAGCCTGCGGTGCTGGCCAGGAAGCCAATGGACGGGACGGTGGCGGCCAACGTGCTGAGGTGGGGGACAGGTGGGATCAACGTGGACGGATGCCGATACCGCCCCGGTGACATGGCCTGGCCAGGGCCGCAGAACACGGACCCGGGGACGCGGTGCAATCGGCGGGACGCTGCGGGACGCTGCCAGGGACACGGCAACGCGGGGCTGAGTACGTCTGGGCAAACCTTCCACGGACCGGAGTCCGCGCCTGCCGGGTGGTTCCCTTCCAACGTGTACGCCTGCCCGAAGGCCAGCACCGCGGAACGCGAGGCGGGATGCGAAGGTCTGCGCCAGGTGACACCAGGCGAGGTTACGGGTCGCAAACCAGGAAGCGCCGGTCTCGACAACCCGAGAGCAGGTATGACAGGATCTCGGTCTCGAGGCAACATGCACCCGACCGTGAAGCCACTGCGGCTGATGCGCTGGCTGGTCCGCCTGGTCACGCCACCGGGCGGGTTGGTTTTGGAGCCGTTCGCGGGGTCTGGCACCACGCTGCTCGCGTGCGAGGCGGAGCGCGTCCGCTGCCTGGCCATCGAGCGGGAGCCAGACTACTGCGAGATTATCCGGGCACGCTGGCTGGCTTCGACTCGCCAGCGCGGGCTGGAACTGTGACCACATCAAAGCCGAATGGGCAGGAGATCCTGATGAACAGCTGGACATGCCAAGAGCCCCACTGCGACGGCGACATCGTCTGCGCCCAGGTCGACGTGACAGACGGCCAGTATGAGTGCGGCCATCACATCTGGCTGTGGCGAGGCTACTGCAATCGGTGCGCAGTAGTGCGCAGGCTCCCAGTGCTGCGATGTCCGCAGTGCTGCGGGCTCCGACCGGAGGGTGAGTGATGATGACGAGGGTAGAGCTTGCGATGCTGCTCGAAGCAAGCGAGCACCAGAATGCCGACCTGCGTGTCAGGCTCGTGCGATACCTCGAGGCCCTGCGCGATGCGCTGGCGGTGATGGACGCCTATGCCGGCCATGCCGGGTCGAGGGTGGACGGGGAGCGCATCCAGGCGCTCCGGCAGCTCGCGTGGGGTGACACGCCATGATGAGCAGGGATGCACGGAGCACGGCGGATGCAGTGTTGCGCAGGCTCGGAGAAGTCAAGGCCGAGGCTGCCGCGCTCCGGCTGGAGCGAGACCACCTGCGGACGCTGCTACGGCAGGCGATGGTGGAGCTCGGCGTGGCCGTGAGGCATGGGATCTACGACCAGGGAGTGTACGAGGCGCTGGTAGCAGCGCTCGGAGAAGATCATGGGTGATGACGATGTGATGGCGCTGCGGGCTGAGCGCGACGAGCTGCGTGCCGCTCTCGCCGAGGCCCTGAGCCTGATGGCAGACCACGATGTATGGAACTGCATGGGCTGCGGGGCGGACCTGGAGCGCGGCGACCCGTGCGATGCGACTTGCCGCGTGCGGGCGATGCGAGAGCTGGCGGGGGTTCAGCACGGGGGCGTGGAAGGAGAGCTGAAATGAGCATGGAAGACTGGAGGATTGAGAAATACTGGGACGATTGGTTCGGGCTCAAGCACAAGGTCCGACCGGGCTACTACGGGATCCCGGAGGGCACGCGCGAACAGTGGGCAGGGTTGATCGCGGCGGTCAGAAAGGGAGAGAACTACTACAGCAAGCGCCTCGGGTTTGAGGATGGCGCAGTCTTGAGCCCAAGAAACTCCGACGGAGGCCCAGGCAGTCTCTTTGAGATTGACGATCCTGATGCGTTTGCAGATTGGGTCGAGTGGGAGGTGCAGCGATGATCCCAGACTGGGCCTGGATCCTCATCCTCATCCTCCCCGCCGGCTGGCTGCGCCTCGTCGGGCACGAGCTCTCACACGCCGTCGCGTGCGTCGTGACCGGCGGGACCGTCGACTGGGCACGGCTCCGGCTGTGGCCTGGTCGGATCGACGGCCGATGGTACTGGGGCTGGTGCTACCGCGCCGGCGGCGATGACCTCTGGATCGGGATCGCCCCGGCAGGCAAGGCGACGGCCCTGACGGTGTGCTGGCTCGTGCCGGCGGCGCTGTGGTGGGACCCGCTCTACGTCCTCGCCGCGTGGGAGCTCACCGACGTCCTGTGGTGGTGGGCGGGCTGGCTCTGGAGGCCCGACTCGGACGGTGGGCGGGTGCGTCGGCTTCTCTGACTTTTTTTGTCGAATCGCGACAAAACACGTTGACCTCTCTCCCTGGCGTGTGTACTATTCCAACAGACGCTAAGGGAGATACGACATGAGCAGCAGTTGGATTAGACAGGACAAGCGCAACGCAATCTACCTCCGGGACGGTTGCGCGTGCGTCTTCTGCGGGGCCGCGATGGACGACCCCGGCACCGTCCTGACGCTGGACCACCTGCAAGCGCGCAACCTGGGCGGCAGCAACGAGGCGACGAACCTCGTGACGGCCTGCCTGAGCTGCAACAGCTCGAAGCAGGACCTCCCGATGCGTGACTGGTACCGCGCCCTCGCCGACCGCGGCGTGGACGTGAGCGAGCTCCCGAAGAAAATCCGGCGCCACACCCGCCGGGCCATCAACCTGAAAGCAGCCCGCCAGCTCATCGCGGCGCGGGCGTAGGAGACATCATGAGCACTGCATCCAATCTCGAGACCATCGCGACGGCCCTTGGCTGGGCCGACTACCAGACCACCGGGAGCCTGGATGTGGGCCCCAGTGACACGCTCCAGATCAGTGACGGCAACTACTGGTACCTTGTTGACGAGTACTGGGCCTGGGCCTGGGCCTCGGATTACGAGGCCAACAAGGACGGGCGGCCATATGATGACTTCTGCCGGGCTGTTGATCATATCGACCCGATGAGCTTGGGCTCGATCCGCGCGGACCGTAAGAGGTGGGCAGGGCTCTGCGGGGTTGGAGGCGACATCTACGCTCGCGTCACAGCACCAGACGCCGACAAGATCAACTCCGCGGCGACCTTCCTCGGCGCCACCAAGGCGAGCCACGATCACCACGTATGGCGGGACTACGAGACCAAGAGGTGGCTAGCCGCCGACCTCGATGAGCTCGAAGAGCTTGCGGACGAGCTCGATGCAGCTGATGACCTGGAGTCCGTATACGCTGCGTGGGTCGCAGACCGCGCAGATCTGGAGATCGTCGGGGACGACCACGAGCAACTCGTCGAGGCGATCAAGGCGGCGAAAGAACTGTGAAAATCCCACGAGCAGACGAGCTGGCGATAACCTGGGGCGTGGCTGTAGACACCATCTACAGCCGCACGAGCGGTAGAGCCCACGTCACCGCGCTCGACCTCGACGACCTGGCCAGGCGTCATCGGCTCGACCGCGGCGAGATCGTCGAGCACTTCGCCGCCAGACGCCGGCGCTACCTCGAGCGCATCGGGGAGCCATCGCCACCGGCAGAGCCGGACGTCACCGACAGCGATCGGGAGGCGATGCGACGGGTAGCAGCTCGCGTCGCCGAGCGGGCGGCAGCCGAGATCAATGCCGGCCGGCTAGTCGACAGCGAGGACGACGACGGCGGTTAGCGCACCGGCCGCGACGATGCCGAGGGCGATCACAAACGCCGGCTCCTGCCACCATGACACCTGGGCAGGGGCCGGCGTCGTCGCGTCTGCGAGCAGCTGCGCCAGCCGGGCTGCCCGGAAGCGCTCGTCCTGCTCATCAGCCCGTGCTGCAGCCATCTCCGCCTCGTGCTGGTCACGCATGACCGTTGCCTCCGCCTCGCAGGCGCGCAGCCGCTCGTGCTCCACGAGTGCCCTGCGGACCTCGTCCTGGTCGAGACACAGGGACGTGCTCGGGCACGGAGCGGGTGGAGCGGGACTGCTCGCATAGCCCGTGCCCGAGCACAGTAGGAGCATGAGCAGGAGCAGGGACAACCTACTCATGCGCTCCGTCTCCGAAGGCCGCCGCCCAGAGATCTGCCAGTCGCTCCGAGCTCGCCTTGTCGATCTCGTCCTCGGCCTCCTCGGCCTGCTGCCGGATCTCCTGGAGGCGCGCGGCGGACTTGGCACGCTCAGCCTCGAGCCGTACCGCGGTGGCCCGGTGGCGCTCCGCAGCGGTGCGCTCGATCTCAGCAAGGCGGTTGGCGATCCTGGCCTGCTCCTCGGCCACAGCCCGCGCCTCCTCGGCCCGCTTGCGGCGCCTGCGCTCGTAGCCGTAGATCGGGATGAGCACGGAGAGGATGACGCCAAGGGCCGCCGCGATCCATTTCCAGGCCCGCCCGAGCCATGCCGAGACGCTACCCACGCGGCATCCCGGGGAGCATGTCGGCAAGCCTGCCGAGGCGCTGCCCGATGAGCCGCACGATGCTCGAGGCCAGCACGCCTCCTGCCGCCCCTACCCCAGCGCCATAGCAGGCGTCCCACGAGACAGCACCGAGGACGAGACCTACGGAGGCGCCGATCGCGATGGATAAGAAGACGAGCAGCGGAGCCCACCACATCCGCTCCGTCGCGGCCTTGGTGTCGGTGCCAGGGCTCCGCAGCTTGTACCGCGACAGCCACGCGCGCTTGATGGCCTCGGTGATGCCCCACGCGAGGACCGCCGGCACGATGACGCAGAGGGCGATGGCGAGCTCGATCATAGCGCTGCGATCCTGTCCTTGTGGCGCTCTGCGCACACGCGCTGGATTCCGCCCAGTGCCACGTCGAGGCTCCCGATGCGCTCGCCCTGCCTGTCCTGGCTGGCGGTGATCCTGTCGACGTCTCGGCGGAGCTCCCCGAGCTCGGACTTCAGCGCCGCCAGGCTGGACGACACCTTGACCGACGCACCGACAGCAGAGCCGACGATCGCCAAGAGGAGCCCAGCGAATTGAAGCCAGTCCATCATCACACCACCTCCGCCCGCTGCCGCACCAGCAGGTTGCGATCTATGTTTCCATTGCCTCCGCGATACCACGGCACCGACCCGTGCCCCGTCCACTGCCAGATCCTCGGCTCCCACCATGACCCATCGGACAGCGCCACGGCATCGGGGCGACGGGTGGGGACGTCGGTGCGCTCCGGGCCGACCTTGACGTAGGACGCCAGCCACAGGTCGAATAGCGCGAGCTCGGGATTGCCGAGGTAGCGATAGCGCACGTAGCTCCGGCCCGTGTAGATCCCGCACCGCTCGCCGAGCTCGTCCTGCACGCGCGCGATGAAGGCCCGCGTCCAGAGCATCACCTCGGACGGCCGGAACTGGCGCCGGAAGGCCTTCCCGCGCTCCCTGCCTTCCTTCGTCTTGCCGAAGCTTTGCCACTCCATGTCAAGCCACAGGCGCGGGCCGAGCTCGTCTGGCCAGATCGTGCCGAGGATGCCGGCGCGCTCGACGGCCGCGCAGAAGACGTCGGCCTGCTCGACGGGCCGCCACGTCCGCAGTCCTCGGCGGAGCGGCGTGGCGAAGTGGTAGGCGCCCGTCGGCAGCAGGGCCTCGAGCGCCTTCCTGGCATGTGCGATGCCCTTCTTCGAGGCGCTCTCGCCCTGCGACAACTTGCATATCACGAAGCCGTCGCCCGCGGCGTGGGCGCCGGAGTAGTCCGCGCCCGCCAGGCTCTGCCAGCCGCTGACGTCGACTCCGCGCACAGCCTACTCCGTGGTGCCGTAGGTTCCGAAGACCACCAGCCGGCCGGCCGTGATGGCCTCGACACCGACCTCGAGGTTGAGCCGCCGCCTGCTTGTCGTCTTGGTCGTGGCCGCCGCTGCGGTTCCGTCGCAGAGCGTGTCGAGCAGCCCCGCCGCGTCCCACGGGTTGCTCAAGTCCGAGATCGCGATGGCTGCCACGATGCCCGTGGTGTCGTCTGCCGTGACGCCGAGGCCCACCGTGGCCGCGTCACCAGTCGGGCTCTCGAGCGTGGTGAGGACCTCGGCCTTGGCGCTCACCACGTAGGCGTTGTCCGGCAGCTCCGGGCCGAATGGGTTGGATCCGACGGCGCCACCGTGCGTCGCGAAGTCGTAGGTCGCGCGGAAGTTTCCGCTCGTAGCGAAGTCGACGGATCCCGACACGTCGTAGACGACGCCCCACTTGGCGGCGCCCGTGCTCTTGTCGAAGCAGGCGTAGGCCGTCGCATCCGTCACTCGGATGGAGCCGTTGAACCAGCCCTTCGTCTGGTCGTCGGTCGCACCGGGGACGCCAGCGATGGCCACGACGTAGGTGGTGCGCAACCAGACGGCGGCTCCGGCTGCAGCGCTGGTACACAGCCACTGCGACCCGTCGAGCGTGTTGGCGACAACATCACCGAAGGCGTAGCCTGCGTCCACGTCCTGGGCGACCCCGGGCTGCGCACCGAGGGTCTTGAGCGTCCGCGTGTGCCAGGCGGTGGTGCCGTTGATGTTCTGGAAGACGTCCGAGCCGTCGGCCATGAACGCAATGGCGCCGATGTCCCCCATGATGATCCCGTTGGGGTCGGCGTCGACGATGAGGAAATCCAGGTCCCCGAAGGGCTCGCGGTGGACGATGGCCATGGGATGCTCCTATGCGTGTCAGCCGATCCGCAGGACCGACAGGTTTCTCTTCGTGATGCGGACGTTGTTTCCGCCGACTGACCGGAAGCGGCCCTCGATGGCCTGGCCAGCCGAAAGGCCGGTGACCCTGCAGTGTGTACCGATGCTCCCGATGTCACCGATGTTCGAGATCTTGCGCGGGCATTCAGAATCCGCGACCACGACCGAGTTCGCATAGATCGCCGTCTCGAGCGTCTCGAGCGCGGCCGTGACGTTGCCGGTGACAGTGAACCAGACGAGATAGTCGCCAGCACCAGGCGTGATCGTCATGCCAGTCACGAGGACGTGCGTGGCGCTCGTGGTGTCCGCGTTGCTGGAGCCAGCCACGGATGCTGAGTAGGCATCCGGGATGGCATCGATCTTGGTTTTGTCCGCCCCCGTCATCAGGCCGGCGTTGCCGCCCGCGACAGCGACAGGACGAGCCAGGCGAGCCAGACCGAAACAGCAGCCCAGCTCGAAGTCACGCGGCTCGTGCTCGAGCGAGGAGAGCTGCGGCTGAAACACAAGGTGAACGCCGGTCAGCGCGAGGGTCGGGATCGGATCATCCTCGAAGCTACCCTGCAGAAACCGCAGTGTGTAGGGTCCGGTGGTGTCGCGCGCCGGGGTGGTGATGACGCAGAACGCGCCGGTCGGCAGTGTCGGGGCAAGGTCCCCCTGCACGATAGACAGCGTGGCCGCCGCTATGATCATCCCGGCGTAGGCCACGTCGTCGTCGTAGGTCTCTGGAGTCGGCCTTCCCGCCACGGTGTTCCAGCATCCCCGCTGGCCGTCCACTGCCACCTCGAGCATCACCGGGATTCCCTCGACGTCCTCGTGCCCTGCGACCCCGGGCGTGGTGGTGAAGTCGAAGCCCGGGTCCGCCGTGACGTCTAGCGTGGTGCCACCAGCAAAGACAAACGGTCCCTGCGAACCGCCCGAGACCTTGATGCCGACCGCCAGCCCGCGCACATCCTGCCGCGACCATGCCGTGGCGCCGTCAATGTTCCGGTAGCTCGCGGTCCCATCGTCCATGTACGCCACCGCGCCGACGAGCGCGCTGGTAGCTCCGCTCGGGTCCGCGTCGACGATGAGGATCTCGGTGTCGCCGAGGGGCTGCCTGTGGATCACTGCCATCGTGAGCTCCTAGTCGAGTGGTACCCAGTCGTAATAGAGCATCGTGCCGTAGTAGTCGAGGAGGCCGACGCCGGCGCCGTCCGCGATGACCTGCATCTCGACGCCGATCATGTCGCCCGCAGCCACGAAGGCCGGCGCGGCGAGCGTGACGGTGGCGGTGTGCCAGCGGATGCCACCGGCGCCGTTGTCGACGCCGCGCTTTACTGCGGTGTTGTGGCTGGCGTCGTACTCGCCGTCGACAAGCCCAGCGATCGCAGCCTTCGCGGGCATGCCGGCGCCGTCAGCCGGCACCGAGCGGGTGTAGACCACGGCCCGCGCGTCCCCGACTGGCCCAGTCGTGATCTTGTAGACGCTCTTGTAGCCGGTGATCTTGACGCCGCGCGAGGCCGTCCCGCGCGTCATGAGCGGGGCCTCGGTGTACCAGTCGCTGCCGGTGACCGAGCCGGTGCGGCGCACAGCAAAGTTATTGCCCGAGCCGTTGACAGTGTTCCACACCCCGCCAGACTTCTCCCCGCCCATGAAGCTGACCCACAGCTGGCCGTCGGTGAGCGTCTGCGCGGGCACGGCGTCGTCGCCTAGCGGGGAGTGCGTCGCAGCGTGCGGGTCCGCCAATGCCAGCGTAGCACCTCCGAGCAGCGATCCACCGAAGCGGCCCAGCGTGCCATGGTCGGCCCGGAAGGAGGACGCCGGGCCAGAGAAGTCGCCGGAAATCGAGCAGCTCGACAGGTAGCGTGTGCCGGCCGCAGTGACCGTGATCGCGGTGAAGCTCGAATCCGTCTCATCGTCGATCTTTGCGACGGTGACGGCAGCCCCAAAGCGATTATGGGCTCCTCTGTACATGGTCGCCGTCGGCGCGTTGACCGCCCCGGACGTCTCGGACTGCTCGAGGAAAAGCCGCGCCGTGGCTGTCTGTCCACTGAGATCGATCGCGCTGGCAGCCCCCATACCCACGACTGCGGCCGACTCGATGTAGAGATCCTGCTGCTTGCCTGCGCCCACGTCGGAAAGCACGACGGCGCCGGAAATGAGCCAGTTGGCGACGTCGAAGCGGCTCTGGATTCTGAGCTGCGTGGACGCCCCTGCCGCCGCTGCCGCCGGATCTGCGATGCGCGAGATCGATCGGGGAGACGTCGGGATCACGCCAAGCGTCACGGACCCATCGGCTACCAGGTGCCAGGCGCCTCCGTCCGTCTGCGGGATCGTGACCGCCTCATCATAGGTACCGCGCTTGACGAAGACGACGCGGTCCGCCGCGCTGCCACTCGCCGCGGCCGCAGCGGCAATGTCGGTGATGGCCGCCTGAATCGTGGTGTAAGGATTGGCCGCGCTGCCGTTTGGGGCCGAGTCGGTGTTGCTCGAGTCGACGTACCGCTCGAGGCCGAGAGCCTCCCGGCTATCGACCCTTGCCCACGCCGTCGCGCCATCGGTATTGCGCCAGGTCTCGCGGCCGTCTTCGGAGTAGGCGGACGATCCGATGATGCCGGTGACGGCCCCGCTCGGGTCCGCGTCGACGATGAGGATCTCGGTGTCGCCGAGGGGCTCGCGGTGTTTCACTGCCATCGGATCGCCCTCCTGATGCTACTACTAGGTCAGCGCCACGCCGTTGTTGCCCACGACGCGCCAGACCAGCGCTCCGCCGACCTGCGTGCCGATGAGCTGGAGCGTGTCGCCTGCGTTGCCGAAGGTCAGCGTGACCGAGCCCAGCACGTCGACGGCCGCGGCCGCCGTGACCACGATGTCGCCCACGTACACGTCGCAGACGAGGGTCAGCTGCTGGCCCGCGAAGGCCGGGATCGCGAGGGTGCGCGTCTCGGCTCCGGCCGACGTCATGAAGCACGCGCCGGACTGCACGACCGGGATCGCCAGGCCGTTGCCCGGATCGGCGATGTCGTCGAAGGTCGAGCTGCGGCTCCAGTTGGTGTCGCCGGCACCGACCTTGTGGTAGATGGCGTTGCCCAGATGGATGCACAGGTCACCAGTGGTGCCGGCGAGGCCGGCACCAGCAGTGGGGTCCGCGTCGACGATGGCGAGGCGGTTGCTGCCGCCGAGTGGTTGTTGGTCTACGATGGCCATTACTCATGCTCCTCGGCCGCGTCTCGCGGCCACTGACAGTGATCCGCGACTCACTCGAGACGCGACTAGGTGAGCGCGCAGCCGGAGTTGCCGGCGACGCGCCACGCGAGGGTGCCGCCGACCGTCATGCCGACGAGCTCGATCCAGTCCCCGGCCTGCTCCATCGTGATGATGGTGGAGCCAGGGATCGTGTCGACCGCAGAGGCCACGGTGAT